ACGAAGGAGCACCTGTAAGGAGCACAGATTTTGTAGCACCAAAATTAGATGAAGGTATATTAGATATATTAGGAAAATCAACTGGAGTAAAAGTACAAGAACTTAATATGCAAAGCATGAAATTAAGAAATGAAAACCAACAATTACAAAATGATCTTTTAAGATCACAAATACCTGATTTACAAGATAAAGTTGGCTTACAAAACAAAGTTGCAAATGCAACTTACGACAATTTAATTGAACAAGTTAATTTAAAAAGACAAGAAAGGTCACAAAAGGATTCAATTAATCCTTTAGAAGTACAAAAAGTACAGAAACAAAATAAAATTTTGGATCAACAATTATTATCATTATCACAAAATACACAATTTCAAAAATTGTCACAACCAATTCAGCTTAAAATAGCTGAAGCAACATTAGAAGGTTTAAAAACTACAAATGATTTAAAAGCATTTGAATTAAAAATGAACAATACTCTAGATAATATAGGATTGGGTACAGGATTAATACAAGACATTATAAAAATTTTAGTAACAAAAATCTTTTAAATGAGAATATATACTCAAGACCAAATATTAAGGTTAATAAAATTGTATAATACATCAGATATAACAGAAAAACAACTATTAAAAAAGTATGTAGAACAGGCAATATATAAATATTTTAATAACAAACTAAAAACAAAAAAATGCGAAGAAGAAACTATCGCCGAACATCTCGAAAAGGCAGTTATGGCAAACGACGTAAAGTAAGCCGCAGTTATTACGTATCACGTGGCGGAATTAGACTATAACAATAAGGGGTTAGTCACCCCTAACTTTTAACATTAAAAACAAAATAACATGAAACCGAATTTATTTAATTCGATTAAGCTGCAAAGACCAAAAAAAAATGTCTTTGACCTCACCCATGACGTAAAGTTATCAGCAGAAATGGGCAATTTAACACCAATTTTAACTATGGAATGTGTTCCTGGAGACAAATTTGATATTGGATGCGAAAGTCTTATAAGATTTGCACCAATGATTGCTCCAGTTATGCATAGAATGGATGTAACAATGCATTATTTCTTTGTACCAAATCGCATATTGTGGTCAAATTGGGAAAAATTTATAACTGATGCAAATAGTGGAGTTGTTATGCCCTATTTAGATAGTTATTTTTTCGAAAATCGATTTGTATCAACATATCCAACAAGTCAAAAAACGGCAGATTATCTTGGTGTACCACCTCCTCCAAATAACTCAACTTCAACACAGTTAAATGCATTACCATTTGCTGCATATCAGTGCATATATAATGAATATTATAGAGATCAAAATTTAATTGCACCAATTAATTATAAATTAACAGATGGTGATCAAGGTACATCATCTGGACGAGTAAGAGAATTAACAGATTTACGTAAAAGAGCATGGGAACATGATTATTTTACTGCATCATTGCCATTTGCACAAAAAGGTGCAGCAGTTGATATTCCTTTAGGACAAATTTCCGGAGATTTACCTGTAGTTACTACAGGACCATCAACAACAGTACTTACAACAGGTGCTGGACAAACTTTAAATAATGCTACATCTACACCTCCATTTGCAGCAAATACAATGTTTGTAGAAACAGATGGAGTAGATTTACAACCAACTACAATTAATGATTTACGTAGAGCATTTAGATTACAAGAATGGCTAGAAAAAAACGCAAGAGGAGGAACAAGGTATATTGAAAATATTTTAACACATTTTGGTGTTAAATCATCAGATAAACGATTACAAAGACCTGAATATATTACAGGAGTTAAAAGCCCTGTTATTATATCAGAAATAGTAAACCAAACAGGAGAAACTGCTGGTTTGCCACAAGGTAATATGGCTGGACATGGTATAAGCGTATCATCAGGTCGTTCAGGTTCATATTATTGTGAAGAACATGGTTATATTATTGGCATTATGTCAGTTTTACCAAAAACTGCATATCAGCAAGGTATTCCTAAAACATATTTAAAAAATGATACTTTAGATTATTTTTGGCCATCATTTGCACATATAGGTGAACAACCTGTTGAAAATCAAGAGTTATATGCTTATACTACAACAGGTACTCAAACATTTGGATATGTACCAAGATACGCTGAATATAAATTTATGCCATCAAGAGTTGCAGGAGATTTTAGAACAACTTTAGATTATTGGCATTTAGGCAGAAAATTTGCAACTCAACCAGCATTAAACGGAGCATTTGTTAATTGCGACGCAACAAAACGTATTTTTGCAGTTAATACACCAGCAGGAGATTCCTTATATTGTCATGTATTGAACAAAATTAAGGCGGTAAGGCCTATGCCAAAGTTTGGTACACCAATGTTTTAATATGAGTAGTAGGTGTATAACTCCTTTTTATAAAAAAGAACAATTCAAAGGAGAACATATACCATTTCCATGTGGGAAATGCCCCCCCTGTAAAAAACGACGTACATCAGGTTGGTCGTTTAGATTAGTTAAAGAAGGAGAGCGGAGTAAATCCGCTCTCTTTATAACTTTAACATATGATACAGAATACGTTCCAATAACATCAAATGGTTATATGACATTAGATTTAAAAGATCTACAAAAATTTTTTAAACGATTAAGAAAGATATCTAATGAAAAACTTAAATATTATGCTGTCGGAGAGTACGGGAGTACGAAAAAACGTCCTCATTATCATATTATATTGTATAATGCTAATCCGGAACATATTAAACGTGCTTGGGCTATTAATAATCATAGCATTGGCACTCATCATATTGGCAATGTTAGTCATGCCAGTATCGGTTATACGTTAAAATATATGTCAAAAAAATCACAAATTCCACAACATAAAAATGATGATAGAAAAAAGGAATTTAGTGTTATGTCAAAAGGTTTAGGCAGTAATTATTTAACAGAATTAATGATACAATGGCATAAAAATCAATTAGAACAAAGAATGTTTGTACCTATTGAAGACGGTAAAAAAATAGCAATGCCTAGATATTATAAAGATAAAATGTATAATGAAGAAGAAAAAGGTAAAATAGCATTATACATGGCTAAAATAAGTGAAGAAATAGATTTGGAAATATCAAAAGAGTTTACCAGTTTTACAGAACAAGAAAAAATAATGTCAGAAAGACACATTTTTGCTTTTAAAAAAATGGAAAAGACAGCAGAAATGGAAAGAAAAAACAATTATTTATGAAAATATACACAATGTTTAACGCTCACGAATTTAATGATGATGAAGTAAACAATGAACCAAGCGCAACAATACCTGATCAGGCAATGTCAGTTAGAGAAATACTAGGAAGATTTTCTAATGGTTTACCATTAGGAGGAAGTAAAGAACCAATATACGAAGGAGAAGACGGAGACGGCATTGATCCTCGTACACTCGATTTAGCAGAAAGGCAAGAACTAGAGATAGCTGCTCGTAAAGAACTTGCCGAAATCGAAGAACGATTAAAAAGCAGCAAAGCAGAAAAAGTGAAAACAAAACTTTCACGAGAACAGATTCAAGATATTGAATCACAAGATGTTGAAAACATCAAAGATTAAAAGAAATAACCCTGTGCAAGTTTACTTGCATGGGGGTATTTATTAAGACAAGCGAAGCGCGTCAGGAATAAACACTAATACTACTTGATATATTAGTGTTTATTGACACCAATAGCAAAAAGTAAAGTGAAAAAGGAAGAAGGAGGAACGACGCACTACAATTGAACGAAACAAAAAGGCTATAGTGTCATAACAAAAAAAAATCAAAAAAAAATGGGATTATCACCAGACGCATGGGCACAAATAGGTACTACCCTATTTAACACAGGCTCACAACTATATACAAATAGTAGAAACAGAAGAAACGCATTATCAGATCAACAAGCATTAAATGCATACAATTCACCAGCTCAACAAATGAAAAGATTTCAAGAAGCTGGATTAAATCCAAATTTAATATATAAACAAACAAACGAAGGAGCACCTGTAAGGAGCACAGATTTTGTAGCACCAAAATTAGATGAAGGTATATTAGATATATTAGGAAAATCAACTGGAGTAAAAGTACAAGAACTTAATATGCAAAGCATGAAATTAAG